TACCGTACTTGGTCTCAACAGCAAACATAGAACCATTAACGCAGCCCACAAAGTCAGGAATACCAGACCGACCATAGCCATTAGCAGGTGGCATAAACCACCAACATAAGTCTGCGTCCTTAAGAACATCTTTGACAATTTTCTTAACATCAGCTTCATTCTTCATCTCTTACCTTTCAGTCGTGCGTCAGGGCAAATATCTTTTGCCGCGCACCATGGGCACAAGCCCGACGGTTTTGTTTTGTATACGCCAAGTTCAATTGTGTCCTGCACCTTTGCGAATCGAGGCTTCAGTGCTCGCCACATTGAGTCTAGAAACCTACGTTCGTACACGGCGTTTGTTGTCTCGTTGAACTTAAGCCAGATGAATGATGTCTTGACCTTGGTGACTTCTGGGTAATGCCAGAACACCATGGCCGCAAACAGTTGCAACTGTGTTGGGTTTTCTTTTACTTTGCCTGTCTTGTAGTCAAGGCAGTACGCAGTGTCGCCATCCACAACAAGCACATCAGCAATTGATCTGATCCACACATCTTTAGCAAACCAATCAACAGGCTTGAGGTCTGCGTTGACAGCCATCTGATGCTCAAACAATTTCTCGCCCGGACGTTTCATGATGACGTCAACAACGCTACCCCATTGATCTAGTGTGCTACGCCCTTCAGCAGATAGTGAGTCCATGTCAAGCACGCCACGGCCTTTAGCTTCTAGCAACTTGTGTACACGATCTCCATATTCGGACGCTTCGTTTGATGAATTGGGTACGCGTTTAGATACGTACAGATAATCAAACTGGGCCTCGCATGTTTCAAATGTTGATAGACGACTAAAAGACAGCGGCATTACTTGGGTCATAAGTTTCCTATTTCGCCGCACCATATGACGGGCCTACACCCGTCTCACAAGATACGGGAATGCTCCGACACCACTTGGGTGTTAGAGATAGGCACTCTTCCATATAGGCGCGTGCTTGAGTAAGTTCTTCATTTGGTACTACGCAGACTGCTTCGTCATGGACTGACAGCTTGACGGGGTACCGTTCGTTGATACGTGCAGTTTGCCACATAACGATCCGCATTGCAGCATGTTGTGATAAATTTTCTACAACTTTCGGGCCAAAGATGCGTACACGTTGTTTGCCCATTAAATACGTCCACTCTTTGCCGTCATACTTTAGGTCGTAGTACATCACACCGGGCTCACCGGGGCGACCAAAGCCGTCCTTCTGCGTGATAAACCACCCGTTTACATCCACAGTCATCAAGCTACAACCATTGGCAATGTCGGGCAGGATTACTTGCTGACACCTACCCCATAGATCAACTACCTTGTGGTGCACAGAGCGGTATAGGTTCACGATGTCGTATGCACGATCGAGGTCAATGGCCTTCACAGCCGGATCAGTACGCGCCGCGATACGCACCATCTCTTGGAAGCGAGGGGCACCGGCACCGTACTGCAACCCGAGCATGGCGGTCTTGCCCAAGAAACGCTCAGCCTTGTCTGCCTTGGTAATGTCACGGCCAAAGAGCTTGGACGCAAAGTCACAGTACAGATCAACACCATTGGCCAACTTCTCTACCACGTCATCCTGTCCGGCCAAAGCCATCACAGTGCGAAGCTCAATGTTGGACGAGTCACCTACAAGCACGGTGTGTCCGGCGGGGGCAAGCAGAGCGTTACGCAAGCCCGCAGACGGCCCACGCGCAGGGATGTTCTGCCAGTTAATGCTGTTGCCGCCTGAGTACCGGCCAGTGGTTTTGGCACCCCAGAAGTTAAGGTACACCGGCAGGGGGCCACGCTTTGCAGTATCCACGAACTTGAGCGCACGGGTTTCTGCAATGGTGGTCTTGACACCAAGGCGTGCGGCTACCAGTGCCTGAACGCCAGAGTCTTCGTGGTCGAGCAAGTCAGTAAAGCCCTTGTCACTTTTAGCAAAAGCGAAGGTCTCACGCCCTGTTGCGGGGCTTATCTTCTTAGGCGGTATAACGCCAAGCAACTCGAGCTGTTCTGCAAACTTGTCGTTGGACATCAGCGTATCCTTGCCGACAACTAGCGAGCGCATCAGGTCTTCCTTGCGTGCAACTTCCTCGTGGTACAGCCGCTCCATCACAGCAACATCGCCCACAAGCATAGGCTCTGTGAACATACGCACAGTCATGTCGATCAAACGAACTTCTAATGGCGGCGTAAAGGCGTCCATCTTCTCACCGATCGCACGGCACAGCCATGTGTCATGCTTGCAGTAATCTGCATACGCCTCTAATTCCATGGGATTAAAGTCTTCTCGGCGTTTGCCTAATGCTTTAACAACCTCAGTGCCCTTCGCAGGGAACCCAAAGAATTTAGTTAAGTTAGCAAGTGAGTGTGAGACTAAATAGGGGTAGAGCATTCGGCTTTGCGGGAGTGTATCCATCCATAGCCTCGGTCGTATACCTAGTCGTTGCGTCAGCGCGTAGCCGTCGAACAAAGTATTGTGGCATCTTACGGCGGAGTTACCCCAGTCGTAGTTGACGTGCATCCACTCAAGAATCTCTGCTTCAGTGCCGCTGAACCATACGGGATCACCGTCATTCTTCGCAACGCATACTCCAATGAATTCAAACCGTTCGTCGGTTATGTACGCATCAGTCTGCATCTTTGACAAACTGAATTGTGCATCGTAGTACGTCTCAATATCTACAGTGAGTATGTCCATTAGTTTAAGTCCATGTTATCAAGTTCTCTGTTGTCCAGAGCTAAGTAAGCGACAGTGTAAATCTGTTCTAGCTTCTGACGCAAACGTAGAGCTTCCTCAGACACAATGTCTAGTCGGTTTCGTAGCAATCGGCCTTCTGCTTGCGAGTCGGCAAGCATCAGCTCAAGTTGGGAGAGGTCACTAGGGATTCTGTACATTTTGGTTTCCTCGGGTTAACTATTTTATCGAGCACGCGTTTAAGTATCTGCACGTGCATGATGTTGTTTTTGTTGCGTACGATTGATCTACGCACAATTGCCGCACAGCGTTTACGTTCTATGTCAGTGTCTACTAAGATCATACTAACAACCCCATCTTCTGCAACGCAGCTTGCAAGCCTGCTAATCCGCCAACACGTTGGTCGCCAATAAATATCTGCGGCATCTGACGTGCGTCGGGGTAGTTAGCCACGAAATTAGCAAAGCGATCACCCGTTTCGATGTCAATCTCAGTGAACGGCATATCCAACGAACGCAGAATGAGCTTAGCCGTCACACAGTTAGGGCAATTTTCTTTCGAGTAAACAGTTATGTTCATGTGTTCTTCTCCTTCACCCATGTGCAATCAAAACATATCTTCATCATCCAACGAACAAACCAATTTGGTTCGTATCCTTTTACTGGCCTGTAAGAAATACCTTCTCCTTTACGACCACCAAACAAGTAGCAAACCCATTCAGACCTTTCGGGTACATGAAATTTATACGAGCCTTCAGCTTTGTATTCATCATCAAAGCGAATTGTTCCGCTTATTGGTTTATCCATTGTTCTTCTCCTTGAGTTTGGCTTCTATGGCTTCCAATGTAGAGGCGGCAATGCGGATAAACCCAATGGGTGTTTCGGGATACCAATGTAAAACCCACACACTATCTTTTGCCACAGCCTCATGCCATTCCTCTGGTGAAATAAAATCTTCAGAGTCATAGAACTGCTCAATAGTTTCGTAAACATCACGATGTTCGTTGTGGGATAGGTGTAAACCGCATTTGTGTTCTGGTAACCAATTCATAAATTCTTCTCCTTCAGTTTGGCTTCAATGGCTTGGGCAATATTGACTGCTCGTAATCCTGCGACCATATAGGCATTGCCGTTGTCAACCATGACTGAATTTGTTTTAAACGCATGTTCAATCTCATCATCCGTCAGCCCTACCCATGTGCGCTGTGGTGATGCTTCTTCAATTCTTTGTTTTAAAACATCGGCTCTGTGCATACCAAGTTCATGTGGTTTGACAGTTTCCTGAACCCACTCGGTTTTGTCTAACCACACCTCAAGTGCTTTTTTGTAATTAGGCTCTGGCTGTGCCAAGGCTTCTTTGATGGCAGTGATGGCTTCTACTGCCCATTGTTGATATTCGTAGTCCATTGCTGAAACATGAGCTATTTGTTGTAACGCATCCCATGCAAGGCGTAATGCTTCGTCTTTAGTCATGCTTGTCCCCTTGCTCGGATGGCTTCAGCCGCACTTGTACAACTTATTATTTTTCCTGTCTTTGAAGCCGCTTCTAACATTTGCGCACACGCCTCACGCTCGGCAGAAGCGACAAGAGAAGCAAAGCGTTCAATGACAGGATGAAACACAAACTCCGCCATGCCTTCAGCTTCTCCCGCCTCTCGTGCCATGCGAATAATGTCTTCTCTGTTCATGCTTCCCTCGCCTTCAGCATGGCGTCTGCCATAGAGTATGCGTCCATCGAGATGCCTGCCATCCAATCATTGTCGATAAGATGGAACTCTTCCGTAAGAGCATTTTTGAGTAATCCCTGCATAGCCTTAGCCGCAAAGTAGTCGCGCAAGGTCATGCCTTGGAATGGTTCACCCCATCCATTAAAGCCTTCATTGGGGAATGCTGGTTCATTCATGGATTCTTCTCCTGTATAGCACGCTCGACGGCTCTACCAAAGTCTTCTACACTGCCAAACTTTTCTGAGTTGGTATCCCACAAGTGGTAAATCTCTTCTTTGGTCAAGCTAACCCATTCACGCTCGGTCGCCTTCATCTTGTACAGCAGGATAAGTACTGCAACGGTTATCGGTGCAATTAGAAAGTAAATTAAATCGTTCATAGCTTTTCCTTTGTTATCTCAATAATCATAGGGTCTAGTAAATCTCTGGCGTACTTCAGTGCTCTTTTTTCTGCGTCGTCGCCGACAACATACTTTTCAGTAACCCACCTAAAGTCGTACCAACGGCGAGATTCAACAAGCCAACCGTCTTCGTACTCCCAATGCCTTTTAATTCGTGCTCTCATTTGCTTACCTCCACAATAGGTCTCATTTTTCGTTGACGAAACTCTTCACGAACAAGCTCAACAGCTTTGTCCATATCTTTTACAGTAATCAAGTCCATCTGCGCGTCATGCAATTCCATGACAAGGTTTAGCGCATTCATCTCAGATGCTTTTAGGATAAACCTTCCCGTCTCAACACCTCGTCTACCAACATCACGTAATGCATCAAGCCCTTCGCTAACTACGTCTGCATATTCTCTTCCAAAACCCAATCGATACAAAGCTTCAGTGATGTTTACTGTGGCAATCAAAGTATCAATGTCAGCACGCGTCGCCAACCCTTTAGTTAAGGTTGACATTGCTAAATGGTTCTTGATCTTGAGATCAACCAAATAGGTATCGTACTTGGCTACCGGTGTCATCCCCTCAAGTACATACCCAATCGGGTTAACCAATACGCTACGAGGTCTATACTTGCTGCGTTTGCGCATTTTCTACTTCATACAACTTGTGAATGTAGTGCAATGCTTTGTTGCCGTCATCGCTTCCATCTTTACGTCCGGCACGCATGGAGTATTTAATGATGTTGCCTTTCAGAAACCCACGGAACTCCTCAGGCGTTAACACCGCGGCCATGACACTCCACGGTTGCACGGGCATGTCTTTGTAGTGCGATCCGCCAATCTGCAAATCGTCTGCGTTCTCGATCATCTCAATCATTTTTCTCATCCTTCCTAATTACCTGTTTAAGATTACGTCCAGTTACTCTGTTCGTCCAACATGACGCACATATCCACCTCGATGGGCTCATCTGCACGCCGCCCTCCGGCGGTCGTACTTCTTCACATTTATTACAAAGTTGTAATCTATGTACGGGTTGTTGGCTACCAATGGCCAAGTGATTGTTTACAAAATTACTCTTCATCATCTTCATCCCAAATATCCTCTGACCATACAAGTATGGGTGTTTCTGGGCCCAAGTAGCCACCTTCGATGTTGAACTCAATATGCTCACGTGCTTCTTCGTGCGACATGCCATCGCGTTTTTTAAGAATTTCTCT